GATGTTCCCTATGAGGAGTGGCCGTACCTGTTGACCTCTCCGGACTTCGGGACCTTTGAGGACCGCTACCGCTTCATCATGGCGGCACAGCCCCAGATGCAGGAGCAGTACGGAAGCGCCACGGGTAAGGCTCTGGGAATCGCTGCGGATATCTCCGCTCAGATGGCTGTTGGGCTGCTGGCTGAACCTCTGGTTCTCAGTGGCCTTCCCATGGGGCAGATGGCGGGCCGCGTGGGATCAGCCGTCTTGGGTAACGACCGTGTGATGAATGCCTCAATATCTGCGGCAGAGGCCGTCAGTGCCGTCAGTCGAACCAATCTGGCCCTGCGGTACGGCGCTCTTGGTATTGCCGAAGAAGTGACGTATCAGGCTGCTCGTAACACCTTTGATCCAGCCTACGACCCCTCTGCTGCGGATGTCATCTACAGCATGACCTTGGCAGGAACCGCTAGCAGCCTTGTCGGTGGAGCCCTGTTTGGACGCACTTTTGTTCGAGAGAACGTTGAGCAGATGGTGCGGGAGTTCAAGGCCACCAAGGCCACGCTGCTGCCCGGAGGGTATACAGTCACCTACGGCAGGCCTTTTGCGTTTGACTCGCAGGCTGCCGCCGATGAGATGCTGTTTGCCCCCGGCACTGGGACCTTCTTGTGGGAGGCTGATCGCATCGCTCGGGACCTGTTTGATGACTGGGCTAGGACCAGCACTTATGGCAAGCCGGGATTCCGCATGGAGCCTGATTTGTTTATCCCCGGAACGCGCAGCATGGGTCTTCCTGTGCTTGACGAGGCAGCAATGGCTGCGGAACGGGCCGCACGGCGCACTCCCGCTAACCCCAAGTTGGGGGAATTGATGGGCATGAGGTCGGCCATTAAGGCGGCGGCGCAGGAGTTGTCCGTGGCCGGAGCCAAGATGGACTCGGTACTGTTCTCCAAGGTTGCACAGGCCCTTGTGAAGACCGAGTTGACCAAGGTGCGAATGGGCGCCTTCAATAAGGCATTCTGGGAAGAAGTCAGCAAGGATCTGCCTCCGGAGGTTGTTGCCAAGTTGCGGCCTGCCGGAGAACGGACCTTCATTGCGGGAATTGACCGGACCCTACAAGACCTGACTACCCGGGAATCCATGGTGGACTCGGTGTGGGAATACTTCCGATTTGGTCGCCACAAGGAGTTCAAGGAGAAGGAAGACGCTTCGTTGATCTTCCAAGTGTTGCAGGAGGTCCGAAACCGTGGTGGAACGGTGAATCGGAACACGGTGGCGGATGTCGTTGATGAACTCCGTGTCATCTCTCAGAACCCGCCTAAGCGGATGAACAAGAAGGGCGTCCTGACTACGGATCTAAACGCTCGCCGTGCCGCAGTGATCGAAGTGATCAACAAGCGGGCGAAGGACGGACGGAAGATCCATGTCAACAATGAACTGGTCAAGCGGCTGAACCCCGGCAAGATGGCGCTTGGCAAGCCTGCTGCGGGGGGTGTCGGTGGTGGTGGGAGAGTGGGCGACATTGGTGGAGGAGCCGCTGGTGGCGGTGAAGGACGGGCTGGCCTTGCGGACGCCTCTGATGTTGCCAAGGCCCTTCCATGGTGGCATAACCTCCCGGGGCTTGGCGTGATCGGGAACCAGTCGGCCTATGCCCACACTTCAGACAATGGGTGGGCACGGCTCATCGCCAATCTGGGCTTCAATGCCCGCCGTGACTACGGCACTGCCCAGCAGTTCACGATTATGGAGAAGGGCCTACAGGCGTATTACTCGCTGATGGGCAATTATCTCCGGGCCTACAAGACGGCCTATATCCGCTTTGCCATGGGCAACGGTGTTGACAACATTGCTCGGGATGTGGACATCACTGACGCCTTGGTGACCACGTTTAAGGGCAAGGGGATGCGTCGGGACTTCGACCGTCGCGTGGCTGCCCAGTTGAGGACGGGCGCTTACGACGATTCCGTAGAGGCTGTCAACGAGGCTGCACAGGAGATGCGTCGGATCCTGAATAAGGTCCATGACATCGCCCACGCCTCGGGCCTCAAGGGCTTCCAGAAGACTGCGGTGGTGAACTACTTCCCCCGTGTCTGGCGCTGGGACCGTATTCGCAGGCTCTCTACGACGGAAGAGGGGCGTAAGGCGCTGACGGCTCTTGTGAAGCAGTCGATTGATCAGAATGGCCGTAAGGTGGTAATGGATGGCGTCGAAACCACCTTCACTGAGGACATCGATGATGCGGCCAAGGTCTTTGCCGAACGGCTGATGGCGATTGCCAACAAGACGGAGAATGCTCCCACGGTTCAGCAGGAACAAGAACTGTTTGACGCAATCGTGGGATTGGAAGGCCCTCTGAAGGACAAGGTCGGAAGCAAGACCCCCTTCGGTCGCTCCCGAATCCTGTTGGACGAGACAGCCACCATCTCTACGTCTTCAGACCTACTGAACAAGGGTGAAGGGCTGGGCCTCGGTATTGCCGACCTGTCTAATGACGATCTTCCTTTTGTCTTCCGAAAGTACCTGACCTCAGTCCTTGGGGCTGTAAATGAAAAGGAACTGCTGAACGCTTTCAATTCAGAGATGAAGGCCCGTGGCGTCTTGGGCCCGAAGATGACCAAGCGTGGCAAGGAAGTCCGTGGAGAGGTCGAAGTCACGGGCATTGACGAGATGTTTGCCATGGCCCGCAAGTTGGGCGGTGTCATTGAGCCTCGACATGAGTCGGCGCTGCGTGAAGTCGTGTCTGCACTTCGATTTGAGCCTATTCACCATGGACGAACGGCTGTTGGGGACAAGGTTCTCCAGATCGTTCTGCCTTTGGGCTATCTCAGCACGGGCGGACAGTTTGGCCTTGCACAGATCGGGGAAATTGCCCGTATTGTGGGCACCTTGGGTATCCGACAGGTCGTGGAGCAGATGCCCATCCTGACGGAGATGCTGCAAAACTGGAAGAACCTCGACAAGCCGACGCAGAACATGGCTTCGTTGATGGATTCATGGTTCTCTCCTTCAACGGAACGCCTGCGTCGAGTGATTTCTCAGGGCGTTGGCGACTTGACCCCAGACCCATACTCCAATGTGGCAGCGCGGACCCTGAGCAGCATGGCAAACGTCATGTCGGATGTGTCGCTTCTGGCCCCTGCTACCAGTTTCACGCAGCAGTTGACCGCAGCCACGACCATGCAGCATCTTTGGGAGGTCTCCAAGGGGCTTTCGAGGCGGCTTGATGACTCGACTCTCAGGACCCTTGGCGTCAACACTCAGCAGTATCAGGAATTGGTTGACTACGTCGGCAAGAACGCTCAGACCCGAGCCGGATTCCTTGGAGATCGAATTGTCGGCATGAACAACATCGATGGAATCCAGATGGATCTGCTCAAGTCGTTTGTAGACCGTATGGTCCGAACCCGTGTGCAGGACATGCCTACCCGTGGAGACTTCCACAAGAGCATGTTCTCGTTCGTGGGCAAGTTGATGACGCAGTTCCGCTCATTCAACATCAAGGGTGTGGACAACTTCCTGATGCAGAACGTCAGCCGTACCCGCAATGGGGGTGGGGCTACGGTGGCACAGGAGATCGTGGCAACCTTGATGTTTGCCGGGACCATCCAGTACCTCAGAAACTGGGCTGACTGGAAGTCTTATACGGCTGCTGGAGACCGGGAGCGGGCTGACGATACGGCCAAGCGCATGGACTTTGCGGGGATGGTGCGCGGAGCATTTACGGGCCCCTCAGAGTTCTTTGTGCCGGGTTTCGTGATGGACACGATCTGGACCAAGGCAATCGATAAGGATCCAATCCTGTCCCCGTACCGCTACAGCGGGCTGGACCTGTACGGCTTCCCCGGCTGGGCTATTGGCGAACGTAGTGGAGGAATCGTCCGAGATGTCTATGGAGCAACCGTAGGAAGGACCATGGGTCTGGATCTCGAACGGGAAATCACCAAGGGGACAATCCACAAGGCCCGACTGCTGCTTCCTTTCCAGAACCTCTTGTTTGTCAAGCAGTACCTGAACATCGCTGAACAGGAAATTGCTGACTATTACAATCTCTCGGACATCCAGCCCCGGCGTAGACCGGAGTGAATCTAAGGAAACTTTCCAATGCCCAATCCCACCAGTTATAAGATCTATACCGGAGACGGTACCACCACGAAGTTTGCCCTGACGGGCATCGACGGGTGGATCAACGACGGTTTTATTGAGGTGTACCTCAACGAAACCCTGTTGACCTCCGGCTATACGCTGATCGAAGAAAGCGGCGTGGACAAGGTCGAATTTACGACCGCTCCGGCAACTGGAGTTTCCGTTACCCTAAAGCGGAATACTCCCAATACGATTGCCACCTTCAAGAGCGACGTTGTGGACTTCAATGACGGATCCGTGCTGACGGCGGCTGCTCTGGATCGGGCTGTGGAGGCGCTGGTTCATATCTCTCAGGAGAACGATGATGCCAACGCAAACGCGCTGAATCTGAATACGTCTCAGACCGCTTGGGACGCCGAGGACAAGAAGATCACGAATGTGGCTCCGGGAACCGCTTCCGGCGATGCCGTGACTTTTGGGCAGTACAACGTCGCCACGATCTACGGCGGCTCGGTTGTAAACCCCCAAGTGTGGATCATTACGGGCAATAGCGGTACGACTTATAGCCTGAATCCCGCTCCGCTGAACACCGATTCTGGGATGTTCATCGTGGAGAATGGTGGCAATCTGGTGGATCCGGCGGCCTACACGATCTCTTCCACCCAGATTGTCTTCACTACTGGGCGGTCTGGGACGATTCATATCCGCAACTTTGGTGTTGCTCGGAATATCGTAACAGGCAGCGCCACCATTGAGGCCAACTCGATCACCACGGCCATGTTGCAGGACGGCTCTGTTACTGAACCCAAGATTGCAAACGGTGCAGTAACAAATAGCAAGATTGCCAACACCAGCATTGTTGCCACCACTAAGTTGACGGCTTCAGGCAAGAACAAGTTGCTTGCTACAGGCGGCGCAGTCACTATTCCGCAGCCCATCATTACGCTGGACTATACGGATTACACTAAGACGCTGCTTGAAGCCGCTGATGCCGACGCCGCAGGGAACACCCTCGGATTGGATGACATGGCTTACAAGAAGAATGTGTCTTCAGGGGACATCAATCCACTTGCTGTAACGAGTGCAGCCATTGCAGACGGTGCCGTCACTGCCAACAAACTTGGAACCTCATCGGTCACTGAGACCAAGATTGCAGACGGTGCCGTTACTGCCGCCAAGATTCCAGATGCTTCTATTGCCCCAGTAAAGTTGACCGCAAACGGTCCTTCTTGGGATGCCAATGGCACTGTCGTGGGAACGAACCCGGGAACCAGCACTACGGGAGCCACGGTTCAGGTGCGGCTCAACCGGGCAGGCAGTGTTGAAGCCAAGTCCACTTCAGAAACCAACCTCTGGACGGGCTACAACAGTTCTGGTACGGCTACCACGACCATCAAGGCCGTTGGTACGCCCAGTGTTGCTACGGACCTGACTACGAAGGCGTATGTCGATGCGGCTGTGGGCACGAACTGGGCTCCAAACCTTGTTGTTGAAGGTTCTGCCGGGACAACGTGGGGATCTGGCAGTCAGGTTCAACTCACATACGATCTAGCATCGGCTCCTGTGAATCGCTTGACGCTGATCAGTTATCTAAAAAACAATGGAACAGCCTCGCAGGGCGTAAACTTTACGCGCCTTTCCAACACTTCCGGAGCAGGAATCAATTTCAGCATTCTTTTTAGTATTTGTAATTGGTATGGGTATGGCGGCGCCGGAGAGGCAAATCTTTTCAGTCCCTCCAACATTGAATTTGGCCGTCATCCTATTTCGTACTCCGGTTACTCACCGCCTCCAGAATCGGGTGGAACTGTTGGGCTTTCTGTGAATAACGGAGGCTTTTACTATTTCAAGAACTGGCAAGGAGGAAGTGGTTGGGGTGAGGGTGCGCCAGTCAATCAACCCAATGGTTTGTCCGGGTATGGCATCGAGTGGTACGCTTGGATCGTCCGCCACACCTGAGTTCAGCCATGCACCATGAATCCGAAATGATGCTGGCTATTGGCCGTCTTGAAGGCAAGGTTGACACTCTAATTCAAATGCAGCGCATTCAAGAAGACCAAATCAAGAACCATGAAGAACGACTCCGTGAACTCGAACATTCGCGCTCTTTCACAATGGGTATGGCTGCGGCTGTCGGGGCTGGTGTCTCTGTTGCGCTCAATCTCCTTGTGAAAGTCCTCGCCTAAAGGAACAAAATGCCTACTTATCGAATTGCTACGACTGCAACCACTCCCGACGCTTCTACGTTTGACTACAGCACCGCAGAATTGGCCATGGCTCCGGATGACTACGGAACCCTGATCATCACCCACAGCGGATCTCGACTTGCCGCAGGCTCAACCGTTCGTTACTTTCTTCAGGGGTCGATGGACGGTGGAACCACTTGGTTTGACATTGAAGTTTGTTCTCCGGCGGAGGCAGCGTATGTCAACGGCAATCAGGCTTCATGGTGCAAGGTAGTGCCGCTGGCTCCCCTAGTCCGTCTGCGGGCCCTGAATGCAAACAGCCCCGCAATCACCGTGACGGCTTGGATTATCGACTAAAGGAAGCCAATGGCTTTTAGCCCCATCTACGCAATCAAGGATAGGCACGGAAGAAGCACTCTGTTGCCCTATAAGCAGGGCGTAGATAACGACCCGACGCCCGGATATCAAGAAGCCTTTGATGGCGGAGCAGCAACGACAACCCTTTACCCATATACAGTAAACGGCGAAAACGCCGCATTTACCGCATACACAACCAACCTTGATGGCGGCCAAGCCACTAACCCCGCATAACACACCATGAGCATCTTTACAGCCAACATCCGAATCCGAAGAGACACTCGCGCAAACTTCGCAAGTGCCAATCCCCCCCTGCTTCTTCTTCTTGGAGAGATTGCGGTAGAAACCGATACAGGTCGGTTCAAGATTGGGGACGGTGCGACTCTTTGGAACTCCCTTGGATACGCCGCAGGCGGTGCGGGTACGGGGAAAGCCACAACTGCTACTGGCGCAAATCAAAACACGGCGATTGGTAGCGGCGCACTTGACGTTACTGGTGATGCCAATCGAAACACCGCACTAGGGTATCGGGCGGGTTACAACATCAACGGAGGATGCGACAACACGCTGGTGGGACGCCAAGCCGGGCAGTCAATTACTGGCGGAGCGGGGAACGCAAACGGATTCGACAATACCTGCGTCGGATCAAATGCCGGACAGGGGATTACTACAGGAACGTCGAACACCCTCATCGGTAGTTCTGCTGGGCAGATTCTGACGTCGAGCGATAGCACGATGGTCGGGTACATTGCAGGCCTGAACACGACCACGGGTAGCCAGAATGTCTTTGTAGGGTCAAGATCTGGACGATTCAATACGACAGGGACGGGAAACGTAGGCGTCGGTAACGACGCACTTCGTGGAGTAAGCACTTTGTTGCCGTTCAGAGGAACCGCATCGACAGCAGTTGGATCGAGTGCCCTATTGAACGCAATGCCCAGCGTGGCATCGGACTCGAATACCGCAATCGGCTTTCAGGCTGCTCTTGACGTCAGAACCGGAGCGTTCAACGTCGCGGTAGGAAATCAGGCTTTGGTGCAGAACCTCATCGGAGACAACAACACCGCGCTAGGTGAATACAGCGGCGACGGGTGCAAGCAGTCGAACAACGTGTACGTCGGTACCTCTGCTGCGTACCGAAACTGGTTTGGTGCGGGAAACGTCATCATCGGTCGGAATGCGGGTGCTGGAAACATCAGTATCGACAATCAGAAAGATGAGTTTCCAAACGCAAGTCCGTCAACCACGACTGGAACTTCGCCGTGCAACACAAGCGAAAATACTGTCGTAGGATTTGAAGCCTTTAGGTATCCAAAAGATACCTCTGGACAATCGGCAGGTGCCACCGTCACCATGACACAGACGGTCGGGAGTGCAATTACGGTTACTCAAACAGGCCACGGACTCTCGTCGGGAGCGCCTGTTGCCTTCCGGTCCACAAGTCTCAACCCAGCAGCACAAAATCCGCCGGGAACACCAATCGATGCCAACGCCAGTCTAACGCTGCTTCCGTCACCTTTGCTTAGTGGTCGAACCTACTACGCGATTGTCGACAACGCAAATACGTATCGATTGGCACAAAGCCCCGACGAGGCCACAGGTGTTGGCTTTACACCTGTTACACAAATAGTGTGTACGGCTGCAACAGGAGCGGGCACCTATAACCGTTGGCCCGTTGGGACTGTAACGGCTCTTGGCAACACCATCGTCGGCTATCAGGCAGGCTCCAACAACCCGATGTCGGGAAAGTACAACTGCCTGTTCGGCTGGAAGGCTGGCGATGCCCTGACCACGGGCGACAACAACATCGTCATCGGCAAGGATCAGGACGCTGATTCCCCTACCGCTAGCAACCAGATCAATGTCGGTGGCGTGTACTTCCACGACCGTCTGCTGTACACCGAGCGGTCTGATCCGGCGGCTCCGGCAGCCAATCAGGCGGTGGTCTACGCCAGAGACAATGGTGGAAAGACGCAGTTGTGCGTGCGGTTCAACACGGGCGCGATTCAGGTGCTTGCAACGGAGCCATAATCGAGTCTTCGCATGAACAAGGAAATTCTTGAGGCCATCCACAACGCTCTTGCGGGCGAACTGCTGCGGAAGATTCAAGACGGCTCCGCATCGGCTACAGAACTCAATGTGGCTCGGCAGTTCCTCAAGGACAATGGAATTGACTGTGCGCCCCAAGCCAGTATGCCCATGCTAAACCTTGCCAAGATCATGCCGTTTGACGAAGAAGAGGCTGCGTGAGCGACCTTGAACGAAAACTCAAGGACTTTCGGAACTTTGTGTATCTGGCATGGGATCACCTTGCGCTCCCAGAGCCAACGCCTATCCAACTGGACATCTCCCAGTATCTCCAAAAGGGGCCACGCAGGCGTGTCATTCAGGCGTTCCGTGGGGTGGGCAAGAGTTGGCTTACTAGTGCTTACGTTGTCTTTAGGTTGCTGCATAACCCCAACCTCAACGTCCTTGTCGTATCGGCATCGAAGCAACGGGCGGATGATTTCAGCACCTTCACCCTGAGGCTGATCAACGAGATCCCGATCTGCCAACACCTCAAGCCTCGGGAAGACCAGAGAAATTCCAAGATTGCCTTTGATGTTGGACCCGCGCCTGCCTCTCAGGCTCCTTCGGTAACCTCAAAGGGCATTACCAGTCAGATTACTGGTAGCCGTGCTGACTTGATTATTGCCGATGACGTAGAGAGTCTCAACAACTCTGCCACGTTCTTGATGCGCGATAAGTTGTCTTCGGCCATTGCTGAGTTTGAAGCAGTCTTGAAGCCCAAGGGTGAGATCCTGTTTCTGGGTACTCCTCAGACGGAGCAGTCGATCTACCACAGCCTGCACGAAAAGGGGTATGACACCCGTATCTGGCCTGCGAGGTACCCGGATACGCGGCTGAAGACGGCCTTTGGTAGCAAGTTGGCCCCGATGTTGGCTGATGGGGCTGACGGAGAGCCCACGGATCCTCGTCGTTTCAGTGCGATTGACCTGATGGAGCGTGAAGCGTCTTATGGACGCACGGGCTTTGCGCTTCAGTTCATGTTGGATTCCACCCTTAGCGATGCTGACAGGTATCCGCTCAAGTTGGCCGACCTGATTGTGCTGGGTTTGAACCCTGAGAACGCGCCAGAAAAGCCGATTTGGGCTGCGAACCTGAACAACGTGGTCAAGGACTTGCCGTGTGTGGGCTTCAATGGCGACCGTTACTACGGCCCCATGGACATTCAAGGCAAGTGGATCCCCTATGAGGGTGGGATTATGGCGATTGACCCCAGTGGTCGTGGAGACAACGAGACGGCCTATGCGGTCGTAAAGATGCTGAACGGCTTCCTGTATGTCACCGCTGCTGGGGGCCTAAAGGGCGGCTACCAAGAAGACACGATGTCGCGCCTTGTCTCGATTGCCCGTCAGAACAGCGTCAACAAGATCATCATCGAGTCGAACTTTGGTGATGGCATGTTCTCGGAACTTCTGAAGCCCTACCTGTTGAAGTCGTACCCCTGCACCATTGAGGAAGTACGGCACAACATTCAGAAGGAACGCCGCATTATCGACACCTTGGAACCTGTGATGAACCAGCATCGACTGGTTATTGACGCAGGGGTTATCCGAGATGACTTTGAATCGACCAAGCAGTATGCCACCGAGAAGTCTTTGCAGTACAGCATGATGTGGCAGATGAGTCGCATCACGCGGAACAAGGGCGCTTTGGCTTATGATGACCGAATAGATGTCTTGGCAATGGCTGTTGGCTTCTGGGTCGAACAGATGGCTCAGGACGCCAATCGAAAGATGATGAGTCGAAAGTCTGAGTTGTTGGATCTCGAACTGGAACGGTTCATGGAACACGCCGTAGGGCGAAAGCCTCGGGGGACCACATGGATGTAGACATGGACGATTGGGCGACCCGCATCCTTCACCATTCCTGTCTGGCCGTCATCAAGTACGAAGACCATCTAAGGAGCAAGGACTCACTTGTGCAGGCAAAGGCTCTAGCCAAGGCCATGCGAGAACTTAAGGAAACCATTCCAGACGATGTTCTGGAGATCATGCGAGGTTGATATGGCTGGACCCTGCAAAGGCAAAGCACTGAATAAACCGTGGCGTACCCCGGGCGGATCCAAGAAGTCTGCCGTGTGCGTCAAGGATGGCGAGAAGACCAAGGTGGTCCGTTTTGGCGACCCCAACATGAAGATCCGCAAGAACGAACCGGGTCGCCGTAAGAACTTCCGGGCTAGACACAACTGTGACAACCCCGGCCCTAAGACCAAGGCACGTTATTGGTCATGTCGGGCGTGGTAAAACACTTACCGATGCCCTAAAAGACTTATAAAACTACACAACTTGTAAGTTTAACTTCCATTAAAAAGACTCAACAAGATGCCTCGACGTAACCTTAAAATCCAGAAAGCGCGTGGCGAAAAAAATAAAAATGCGGCAACGGAAGTACCACCGATGCTTGCGAGGTTTGACCCACAGACGCAGCGCCCTGACGGCACGACAAAGGGTGCTGGATGGCTTGGACCATTTCGCAACAAGTCGGGCGAGGAGGTCACCGAGTACTCGGTCGGCGTGGAAATCGACGGCAAGGAAGTTCAGATTCCAACGCTTGTCCCGGGCATGAGCCGCGAGGAGGTCAATCAGGTTCTTAAAGCATCGGACAACGGAGAAATGCCAAACGATGCAATCGTTCGTAAGGCTATTTCCCATGCCCGGAAGATGATTTCGGAGGGCAAGTCGCCGTTCTCGTCGGCTCCGGCAAATTATGTACAGAAAGTGCAATGACATGCCTGATCGTGATTACAAAGAAGAATATCGCAAGTACCACGGTACGAAGCGGTACAAGATCGACCGAGCGGCCCGTAACAAGGTCCGTCGTAAGGCCATCCGAGAGGGTCGAGTCGAAAAGAACAGCAATCACGACATCGACCACAAGGACGGCAATCCAAGGAACAACCATCCCTCAAACCTCAGGATTGTTCACAGATCGGTGAATCGAGCCAAACACTAGGAGATTCCCATGGTCATCAAGTGGTTTCCTTACGAGATCCCCGTAATAACCACAAAGATGCCCAAGGATGAGTTTGGTCAGTTCTTCTTCTTTCCCTCTCCTAAGATCTTAATTTCTGAAGAACTAGAAGGTAGTATATACTCTAGTACCCTACTACATGAGATTCTGGAAATGGTGAATGAACTTCATGCTCTAGGTCTTACTGAGTCCAAGATCAGGACACTTGAGGTAGCCCTCAGTCAGGTCTTTGGTCAGACTAAGGGACTGGCTGGGAGGGTCTTCCCCGAAGGGGCCCTAGAATGCCCCGAGAGCGGTCCGGGTGATGAAGATGACTCCAGACCCGTCCAGACCCAAGGAATCGATCCTAGGGCATCCTAGGGCCCTTAGAAGGGATTGTGGCGGAACTGGCAGACGCGACAGACTCAAAACCTGTTGGCCGAAGGGCCGTGCGGGTTCGACTCCCGCCTCTCCCATTGATCTAAAATTGCCCGTGAGACAAGATTCCGCTGTGCGGATATGTGGGTAACCGGAGTCCCACATGGGAGAGCGGGGGTAGTTTTGGGGAAAAAATCTGAGAGGGTTTAATGATTGTTGCTCGGCCCCAGTCCCCCCATGGGGGTGGCCCGTGGCGAGGCCCGCTGCCATCCATTGCATAGCCCGTGTGCATTGCATAAGCGCACCCATTGCATAGCCTATGGGTGTGCATTGGGTGCGCGTATGGGGGGGCAGGGGGTGGGTATAGAGTCTAGACCGTGGGTCCGCTTCCCCGTTTATTTATCTTAGATATTTCTCCTACAGGCCCTTGACAGGTTCAGCCGATGCTGTATCGTACATGAGCCTACGGGAATGGCCACGACGGATCCATGCGGATCGGTGGACCGGACCCGGGGCAGCACTGAGAGGATAGAACCATGACGACCACCAAGAACGCACCGAAGGCCACCGCACCCAAGGCCACCGATGAAGTGACCCTGAGCGCATCCCAGAAGGCCGCTGAGGCCACCATGGTGAAGGCCGCGCGTAGCGTCGATGGCGCATCAAGGAAGGCCGCAATTGCCATCCATGCCGCCTACGCTGAGGGTGTCCACCTTGCATACGGCCTTGACTTGGCGAAGTACGTTGCGCGGACCTTGGCCGCTGCGGACATTGCCAAGGCCACGGTGTACTACCTTCGGGACATCGGGTGCGCGTATGCGGCACTGGGGACGGAACGTGCGAACCTCTTCCCGATGGAAGGCCTGCGGTGCATTGCCAGTGCCGCGAAGGGTGCCCGTCCTGAGATTGAACGGATGGCCACCGACGCCCAGTCTGGCGACGAAGCCGTCGCTCCCTCCCTCGCGAACTGCCGCAAGGCCGCGAAGGGATCCAGTGAAGGCAAGTCGCGCGACGCCATGATTGAGGCGCTTGCGAAGGCCGCAATGAAGTACGCGGAAGATGACCATGCCGCCGCACTGGCGCTCCTCGACCATGCCGCTCGACGCATCAAGGCCGCCCAGAAGGCCGCTGAAGAGGCATCGGAGGATGACGCGGACTAAGTCTAGAGTCTAGACCCCAACGTAGCCCCGGTTACCCTCAGGGTAGCCGGGGTTATTTATTGGCATTGTATAGAGTCTAGACCGGACACGCCCACGGATCGACCCACCAGAATCCGGGGGATTCACTGTCATCACTACTCGCTGATCTCTGGGAACCGCCACTCGTTCAAGACGTTCCAGATTCACATGGTTCACTGTCATCGCTGGAACGCTATTCGCTGACTTCAGGTCTAGACTCTGTACTTCCCTTTGGTGTAACCTTTAGTATCCCCTATAGTCCTTATATACAAGACTAATACAGGTATAAGAAAGAAGACTAGTAGAAGTACTAACTTAGGTAGATACTACTGTATCCCTATGTGTAGAACCTTTGGTACTTGACAACAGGGTATCCTAGGGTATACTACTGAAGTGAGTCGAGAGCAGACCTCGTTGGTCTGGTCTAGACTCTAGACAGAAAGAGAGAGAACAATGGCCCGTAACAACGTCAATAACCTGTACAAGTTTACCAACAGCCTAATCATCTGTGGGTGGTGCCTTGAGGCTTCCCAGATCAGGCACTGGTTGGACACCCGGTCGGGCCACTTCTTGGACAAGATCGACCAGTGGACCCCGGATCAACTCTTCCAGTTCAAGCGGCAGATCCTTGATGCCATGCACTATTCGACCACCGACCAGTTGGACATTCGTCATCTGATCCAAGGTGTCCTTGATAACGCTTTCGAGACCTTCAAGACCGTTGAAGCCTAATCAGTCTAGACTCTAGACAGAAAGAGAGAACACCATGGACATCGAACTCACCAGACTGCTCAGGGACCTGTACATCAATCAGCCCGTGGTTCGCCATGCCCTCCTGCGGTATCGAGAACAACGGGAAGGCGAGGGTCACAGCGGAAACATCGCCTGTGAGTGCATCGCCAACATTGACGCTCTGGCCAAGTGGTCCGAGGAGAACGTCATTTACAAGGCCGTTGACAATGCCTGATTCTCAGGTAAGATACTTGAAGTGAGGCGCGTTGCTTCACGAATCCAATCCGTGTCTAGACTCTAGACCGAACTCGAAAGGAAGAGAACACCATGCTGCAACTGAACGTCCTGTCTGCCGCTGCTCCCAAGTGGGCAATCATCCGCAAGGCCGCTGACCAAGCCTTCGAGCATCACATCCGGTCTGTGCAGAACCCACGGCCCGGTCCTCAGAAGATTCCCTTCAGGCCGCTCTGGAGGAACACGCTGCTGACGGAGCCCGGTGCCAACACCAAGTTGGCCAAGGGTACCGTGCCCATCTACGGGCTGACGTTGGCTCCCGCAGGGGCCTCCGGTTACCAAGTGTGTCCGTGGCGTAGCCCCGAGTGTGAGGCCGCATGTCTGGGCATCACCGCAGGCCGATCCAAGTTCTCCAACGTGCAGGAGGCCCGGATCCGGAAGACCAAGTTCCTCATGGAGCATCCCTACGAGTTCTTCCGCAGGATCTACATGGATCTTCAGGCCGCCCACCGCAGGCACGACAACGATGGCCTGTCCTTCGCCTTCAGGTCCAACGTGCTGTCGGATATTCCGTGGGAGACCATCGCGCCACCGTTGTATCACTTCTCGTCGTATAACTACGACTACACCAAGTCATTCCAACGTGCCATGGGTTCCCTCGACTCTAACTGGGAAGGGCCAGACCTGACACTGTCCCACTCCGGCCATAACTGGGAAGAGTGCGAGACATTCATGCGCCACGGTGGCAATGCGGCTGTCGTGTTCTCCATTCGCAAGGAAGAACCGCTGCCAGAAGAGTACCGTGGGTTCCCCATCCTCGATGGCGACGCTCACGACTTCCGTTGTCTCGATCCCGAGGGCCACATTGTCGGCCTTCGTGCCAAGGGCAAGATCAACAAGGGCTCCAAGTTCGTCATCAGTGACTGCTGATTGTCTAGACTCTATACCAAGAAAGAGAGACCACCATGCGAGAGTACATGTTCAAGATCATCTTCGCGGACGATTCGGATGGCAAGATGCACAATGTGTATGCGTTCTCCGCACCCGAAGCCGCCGAGGCCGTGCTAGAAGCGTACAGAATGGAACCCGGCGACTCTGGATTGCCCTGCATCATGGGCGTCGTCCGCATCGACAGCCACGAACACTTCTGAAAGGAAACCAATGAAGAACACACTTACCAACTTCCTGTTCATGCAGGCCATCCTGCTCCTGTCGTTCACCCTGAACCTCATGTTGGCAGCACACTCGCTGATGCGGCACGACATGGTCGATGGCGGCATCTACACCTTCTTTGCTGCGACCATGGGCCTGTGCGCCATCCGCCTGCCTGCCCCGGAGGAACGATGAAGCACCAGTCCGTTATTTTCACCCGCGACTTCATGATCGTGGTCGATGCCGGAGATCTGGGTTACTTGAATATGACCATCGAGGTCAAGTTCAAGGGCCTTCGTGAAGAACCCATCGACATCATCGACTACACGCCCGTCTATATCCTGTACTCAACCGAGTGGTCGGACATGGAGTGGCGGTACGGAGAGAACATGCCCGAGCGTCTCGTTGACGCCTTAGAGAAGAACGCTGGGCCCATCTACACCAAGATCGAACAGGCCGTCTCATCCAAGTACTGGACCTGTTGACAAGTCTGCCTTTTCGAGTACCATTCATCGTGTTGGGGAGTGTTTCCCTGACAATCACAGAACGGTCTAGACTCTAGACCAAGCAGAAAGAGAACACCATGGAACTGAACATCACCCTGTCCGCTGATTCGCTCGCTTCGCTCAAGGCTGCCGTGACCCCAAAGGAAGCACCGCTGTTCGGGCCTGAGCCAGACACTGAGAAGGTCGCTGAGGCAATCGTCAACAACCACAGCGAAACCCTCATCAACGACATCGTTGAGCAGATCGACCTCAGCAGCGTCGCCTATGAGATCGACGTTAGGGCCCTCGCCCGTGAGATGGACATCGACCACAATGAACTTGCCGAACACCTCAGCATGTCCGAAGTGGCCGATGCGGTGATCGACAACCTCGACTTGGACGATCTGTCTGAGCGCATGGCGGACAAGGTCGATCTATCCCAGTTCATCAACCACAAGCAACTCGCGCTGCAAGTGGTCAATCAGTTCATCAACAATCAGGAGTTCCGCGACACCTGTGTGTCGGCACTCGTTGAGCGTCTGACCAAGTCGGTCGAAGCCTGATCCTCTCTGCCCATGGTGGGGCGCGCATACCATGGTCTACCCAATAACGCGCCTTCCCTGTTGACGGATTCCATTTTCATGGTAAGATACACATATGGAGATCCCAACGAGAACCACGTTCATTCTGACGGACACCATCAACCGTGCCTACATCGGTTGGATGCACGAAGATATGGAGACATCGTTCAATCTGGCATCGCTTGCCTTGTGGCGAGCAGACACTAAGAAACTGTGGATCACGCAGGACGAGGAGCGTTTCCTCCGTGTTGCCGTGAACCACCCACCCGAGTCTAGAGTCTAGACAGAAAGAGGAGACAATGACTACTGTTCTCAGCCGCGCCCCGCGTAAGACCTACCGTGATCTCACGAACATCGCCTCGATCCCGGTCCCGCAGGCCACCGACACCTTCCGCCCCGTTTCTCAGAGCGATCTCTGGTCCTGCGTTCTGATAAGTTTCAAGCAGTGCGGCTACCGCCTCGATAACGAACTGCATCAGGTCCACCACAAGCGTCCCCTGTTCGTCAGCAGCATTGATGTCATGCGTGATGGACTGCCCGGGACTGATACGGGTGGTGGGGTCAAGTGGACCATTGCCGTGATGAACTCCTACGACAAGTCGATGTCGGCACGGATCATCTTCGGTGGGCGTGTGTTCGTGTGCAGCAACGGTCTGATCATCGCTGATCGCGTTCTCCGCACCAAGCACACCACCCATATCTGGAGCCGATTGCCGTTCCTTGTTCAAGCAGCCGTGGATGCTTTCGAGGGCGAGGTCCATCGGTATCACACCGAGCAGCATCGCCTCAAGGAGTACCAGATCGGAACCGCCGAGATCGCAGCGTTCACCGTGGACATCGCCCGCCGTGGGATCCTGCCCAAGGCCCAGATGCTCGACTTCTACGAGGAGGCCGTCAAGCCATCGTTCGACTACCAGACGCCGAACCTGTGCCTGTGGAATCTTCAGGCTGCGTACACTCACCTCGCCAAGGGGATGAATCCCATGGAGCGGCCCCGTCGCGTCATGGCATTCGACCACACTCTCCGCGAGACCTACGCAATGAACTGATACCATAGGGGAGCCACCTCCGGTGGTGTTCTCCTCTCTTTCTCCGCCCTCCGTATCCAAATGGGTATGGAGGGTTTTTATTTAGTCTAGACTCTAGACTATGAGGCAGAGCAAACTGGATAAGGAGATGGTTGAACTGGGCCGTCAGCGGTATCAGAACCGTACCGATAAGGCTCACCGTCTCGCCGCTGAAAGTAACACCATCCCCGGGCGGATGATGTTGAACCGCTGCACAACTGAACTCGCTGACGAGATTCAGACTTGGATGCGGAAGGCAGGCTCTAGCCCGGGCCGTCGCCATCGCTGCCTTCCTTTCTTGCAGCAGATCGACCCAGACAAGGCCGCAGTCATTGCTGCTAAGGTCATCATTGATGCCCTCTCGACCGAGCGTATGCTCACGGGCACCTGTATTGCCGTAGGTCGGGCCATCGAAGACGAGATTTTGCTCGCAGAACTGGCGGCCAACGAGCCCGACTTCCTTCGGACGATTCAGAAGAAGACGTTCAAGCGCGTCGGCCAGAAGTTCAAGCGTCGGTTTGCCCGTGATGCCGCCAAGGCCGTCGATCTGGTCACCAAGCGGTGGGCCA